AATTTAAAACCAGTATGAGCAAAGTCCCAAGTAACTTTATCAGCAAGACCTAAAGTATACTTCTCTACAGTAGCAGCAGATTTTTCTAAAGTTTTACCTGTATCAGGTCCTAGTTTAGACATAATAATGTCACCACCTCTACCAATCTCAGAAAGAATACCACGACTTACGTCTTCTGGCATCTCTACTTTAAGACCGTTACGGATTAAGAAGTCAGCTTCGTCTCCTAAGCCACCTTTCTTAAACATGTCTAAAGCATCACGAGTACCTTTAAACCCTGAAGTAATCTCTTTAGCAAAGTTACCAAAGCCTGATAACAAGTTAGCTTCCATCAAAGACTTAGCGTGGAAGAGACTAGCCATCACTTGTAAGCGTTTAGTAATCTGGCTAACAGCAGACAAGCCCTTCATTACTTTACTCGGATCAGAGTTTTCAAATACAAACTTTAATGCAGGAGCAACTTCAGGATGAATAGCATAACCTTGCATCTGAGGAGCATTCACTGTAGACCAGCCACGTGGAATAGGTTCTTTCTCAGTGATACGCTTCATTAAAGGATAACCTTCTACATCGGTCATTCCTTTAAGATCATTAATCATCTTTTTGTTTTCAATAGCTTTGTTCATTGAACGAGCATATTGCTGGTAAATCTCAGCAGCATCTTTAGTCTTGAGAACTAAACCAGAGTCCTGTAAAGCAGCGTTTAAATCTTCAAAGGTATCGTACTTACGTTCTTTACCAAAGCGAGACTTACCACCCATTGTATCTTTACCACCACCACCAGATTCAACAAAAGCGTTGATGGCATCTTGTACGTTACTGATCTTAGATTTTTCCCAGTCAACGATGTGAGTAATGTAGTTATCACGTAGTTCTTTAATGATGCCAAGCTTTTGAGCTTTCTCACCAACTTCTCTAAATTTAGTTTTTAATTGCTCAGCAGCTACTTTCTCTTTAGGAGATAAGGCAGACATGTCACCACGGTCTATTGCTTCAGAGATACGTTCTCTAGCTGCTACTTCAGGAACTTCTTTAATAAGTTTAACAGTATCATTATGGATAAAACGTTCTTCAGCTTGAATATTAGTAATACGTTTACGTACAATTTCTTCAGCGTGTTTAGAATAATCACCTGCTTCTTTTTCAAGCTTAGCATTTTCTTGTAGACTTTTATCTACAATAGCTTTGCTTTGTTCTGGCACAGGCTCAGTTAAAGTTTCAATCTCAAGCTTAGCTTCTTTAGAAGGTTTAACTTCAGTAGGTTTAACTTCTGCAATCGGAGTAGCTTCCGCAGGCTTTGCTTCCATTCCTGGAGCAACTTCTGTAGGCTTTATTTCCTCGACAGGCTTAGCTGTTTTTTCGTTAAAGGTAGGTTCGACACGAGCAGGTCGGATTGCTTCAGGTTGATCAGCTTCAGCAGCTTTGGGAATCTCTAAAGGCTGTGCTTCAGGTTTACCATCACGGAAAGATTTACCAGTCTTATCTAAGACACCGTGCATAGCTTCAAATGCTACAGCAGTGTAAACAGACTCAGAAGCAGCCTTCATCAAGTCTTGTGGATTGACATCACGTCCTTCAAGCTTAGCAGAAGCACCTTCAGCACCTGCAGCAAGAACACCAAACTGCGTTGCAGTGTTGGCTGTGTTGTATGCAACTCGTCCAGCCTTAGCCACAGTACTTGCATCTTTAGTTAACTGAGCCATGCGTCCTAATGAACCAGTAGCTAACATCTCAGGGTCATAGACAAGACCTTTGATTAAGTCACCTACAAATGCACCTGGATTATCTGTAGCAGCTTTTCCAATAGCTTTAGCAGTCTCTACAGGATTTTGTACGCCTTCTTTAATAGCATTAAAAGTATCAGACGCACTGCGTTGTACTTGCTTTTGTTCTGCAGGAGTAATCGGATCTAAACCAGGCATGATACCACCCAGAGCAGACCTTGCGGTGTACTCTAGAATAGGGGCTATCATAGATTTCTTTTTCCAGTCCTCCATCGACATCTCGCCTAAGCTTTTCTTTAGCTCAGATACAAAGCCTTTAGACTCTACTGGTTTAGCAGATGTAGGGTCAAACTCTTTAGCTGTGGAAGCGTCAAAAGACGCAGGAGCATCAGCTACTTCAGTGGCTGTCGAAGGGTTAAACTCCGTAGCACTAGATGGATCAAACGCCATAGTAACCTTTAATTATTTTACTGGAACCCACTGACCATTTACATATTTGGCTTTGTTGCCAGAAGCGTCCTGGTAGATTTTACCTTCTTCAAACTTAGGCTTCTTTTCAGTTTTATCTTTACCACCTTTAGCTTCTTTAGGCCCATAACGTTTATCTAAAGAATCACGTTTAGTTTGGAAGTCATCACGAATAGAAGCTTTAGCAGCGTCTTTATCAGCAACATAAGGATTGCTGTCAATCATAGCAAGACGTTTAGATTCTTCAATGTCTAATTTATTAGATTGAGTGCGATATTCTTTATTAATTTTTTCACCGCTACTGCCAATAGTATCTGTACCAGAGGCTAAACGAGCTTCACGCTTTTCTTGAACACTTACACGAGCACGGTCTGTTTCAGCTTTATATTGTTCTACTTCACCATGCAATGCTTTGTATTCAGAGTCAACACGCTCTTTCATAGTTGAACCAACGTTCTGTATAATCTTTTGAGCTTCTTCAAAAGAAGGTGCGTTCTTAACAGCACTAGCTAAAATAACAGCAGTTTGTGGATTTTTAATAACATTACCTACTACATTAATTAAATCTTCTTTACTAGTAGCTGCAGAAGATAATTGACCTAAATTATCCAAACCAGTCTGAATTACTTTTATACGGTCTAATTGCTTGACAGATTCTGCTCTTGCTAAGTCTTGAGATTTCTTAGAGAAATCTGCAGCTAATGCTGGATTACCTTTAGTAGCAGCAATTTCTGCAGCTCTATTATAAGTATCTGCTAAACGTGCAGTACTGTCTTGTTGTTGAGATCCTGTAGGAACTTTTGCTGCAGCTTTAGGAGCTTTTCCTGCAGCCATGTCTTCTGCATCTTGTGTAGCAGACACAGTATCTTTAAAACCAGCAGGAGACACATCAGGAGTATCAGGAGTTACAGGACCTGTGTCGCTAGGTGCTTGCTGTGAAGTATAACCAATAGGCTGCTCAGTAGCTGCAGCTTCTTTTAAAATATCTTTAGACTGCATTGTAGATTTAACGCCTTCTACTGCGTTATAAGCAGAAGAAAAACTTTCAAAAAAACCCATAATTATTTCCTATAATTTTTATTTAGAAGCCAAGCAAAGAAGCAATACCACCAATAACACCACCAGCAGCTCCTAAAATACCTCCACTTCCAGTCCACATAGAAGCACCTGTAGCGCTAGCTTGGGATTGTGCAGCAGCAGCTTGAGCTTGTGCAAGAGATGTTTGAGCACCACTAATGTAGCTTGTTTGTGCCTGTGTCTGAGCAGCAGTGTATGGAGCCATATAACCAGCAACGTTGGATTGTGTTTGTGCCAAAGCAGCAGAAGAAGCCAAACTTTGACCTTGATAAGGAGCTAAGTATGAACTTACTTGAGCAGCATTCTGAGCAGCAGTTGCAGAAGCAGGAGCTTGACTAGCACCTGATAAAGTACTTAACTGATTAAATAAGTTATTATAGTAAGCAGAGAACTGACCTTGTGCTAAATTAGAAATAGCATTGGCTTCTCCGCCAGATTGTAATTGACCAGTGGCTGCAGCAGCACGTTGACTAGCAGTCACTCCTTGTTGCAACTGAGCTTGATAACCACCCTGAGACATAGCAATGTTAGGATTGTTAACTAATTGATTTAATTGTGTAGCTGCTTGAGCACGATACTGTGAGTATGGGTCATAAGTGCTTAAAGAAGAAGCAGTAGGTGTAGCATTAGTTGCAGGAGCAGCAGCAGGGGTAGCAGCGTTTGTTAAACTTTTTTGATAAGCAGCCCAGTCAGCAGAATTAGAAGGAGTAGCAGAAGCCTCGCTGGCAGCAGCTCCTAATAAGGCTTGATTGACCTGAGCTTGAGTAGCTGTAGGAGATAAGTTTTGTGTCCAATATTGAAAACCACCTACATCAGGTGCTCTACCGAATAAGTTTTCATAAGCACTACTAATCTCAGAAGTTAAATCTCCTGATTGATTAGCAGTAGTATAAGCACTAGGACTAGCAGCCTGTACTGTTAAATTGGGAGTTGTGGTATCAGCCATAATATGTCCGTATAATTAGGTTAGAAATAGATTATTGTTCTATTTCAAGGTCAATTTCAGCAGTTTCTAATCTCAATGGTACATTCTCTGTACACAAAAACTCCCAAGCTCTGCGACGTGCTTGACCAGTTTGATAAATCTGTGGTCTAGGCTTACTGAGATCAACAGTACGGTAAGGAGACCAGTTTTGATAATCATCGTCAGATCTACGAATATTCATCGTAGCTCCTACTTTATCACCTACAATTTCAACTCTATTGTAAAATTTACGTTTAGTAAGTCCGTTATCAATAATAGAAGTTACTGAACGATAATAGATAGGAGCACCAGCATCACTGTAATAAGTATCAGACATGGTATACAATGTACCATTATCATCATCTAATACATAATAAATACCGTTGTTTCCTGCATAATAGCTAGGACGGAAGTACTGTTCAGCGTATATTCCAGGAACACCTGAATCTTCATCTCCGATAGCATACATAGTCCACTGAACCCATGCTTGTTGGGAAATGTCATATACTATTGTAACATTTAAATCATGTAATGTCAATACATAAAATAGATGTCCATTGAATTTAAATACGTAAGCAATGACGTATTGTAAGTTACTATTACCTAAAATACGGTCAATGTACTCATCAGATACTTTTGTAGGGGCTACACCATCTAGCATAAACACCCCAGTACCTTCAGCCTTGGAAGAACCAATCCAGATAACTGATTGCTCGAAAGAGACAATAGAATTACCGTTAGGACACCCAATTTCAATACGATAGGAAGGTGCTGGAGATAACGGAGAACCTGTAGGGTTTGCAGCGTCATAGAAGAACTCTAAAGACCATTGACCATAATCAAGCACAAAGTTTAAATGCTTAGCAATACCTGTAGACTGGTCTGGTTCGGCTTCGGCTGAGACATAGTCCAAAGGATTCCAAATAGCAGGGTTTCCTACGTTACTAGTATAAACACGTCCACTAGGTGTGCTAATGACCACGTAGGAGTCTAAGAAGACTGCACCAGGGTTAAGGCCGCCTGTAGGGAAAAAATTCAATACAGCCGTTCCTGAAGCCCCTGCTCCAGTACCGCCTCCACTGTCTGCAAATGTAACACTAGGAGGTGATGTATATCCAGAACCATAGTTAGTCATGGTTACACCAGTAATAACACCGCCTGTAAATTGTACAGTTCCTGTGGCAGTTGTACCACCTGCAGGAGGAGCAGAGAAGGTTACTGTAGGTGCTGTATACCCAGTACCGCCTGTGCTAACAATAACATTAATAACTGTGTCGTTAGTAATTTGAAAGAAAGTTCCAGTAGAGCCGTTTAACAAATAACCATTAAGCTGGTTATGTAAAAACAAATAACCATTGTTTAATGTTTGAACAAAATAACAAGTCTCTATAGGACCTGTAATGCTTCCTACAGTACTTGTTGCATAAGTAGTAGGATCTATTTGATATAAAACATTATTAATAACAGCATATAAATAGCCATTAAAAAAACACATTCCTTGTGCTTGTGCGTCAGGCAACGCAGGAGAAGTCTGAGCTATTTGTAAGCCAGGTCTTTTAACAAACTCAACAGAGCTTCCTTTGCTTTCAAAGTATCCATTGACACATTTAGAGTCAGTTTTCAAATCACCATTACGAGTGGTAATTTGCTGTACTAAAGGAATACGTTGTGTTGGCATTAGTTAGCTTGTCCAAAAATAACGTTAGCCATGCGAAGGTCTGGCTGGAAGAACGAAGAAGTAACTTCAACATCCCAGTCATTGAGACGATCACGATACGCACCTGCACGAGCTGCAATCTCTTGTCTACGACTGTCAATAACACCATACTCAATAGCTAATTGGTCTGCTAAGCCCCATACAAGGGTATTCATCCACTCGTTAGGAAAGTCAGGAATTTGTGAACCAGTGTTGATGTCATCCATAGGCTGTTGAGCCATGAAATGTAACTCATAGTCTTGAGATGTATTAGCGTCTGGTGTTAAGTAAACATACATGTTACCGCTATTCTTACGAACGTTGTAATACATGGAGTTACTGATACCAGTAGAAAACTTTGAACCTAATACGTTATACTCTTGTTGGCTGAGCATCTGAATAGGTGTGTCAATCATTGGTGACACAGAAGTATTACGAATCCAGCCTTGGATAACTTTTAAAGGTTTGTCAGTATCTAAGTCAGTCAAAGGATTCTGAGAAGCAGGTCCAATGCTATAGACAGTTTGATTCTGAACTAAAGGCAACACAAGCTCATTTACTTTCCAAAGCTTTAAACCCTCGGTAGCAAACTGCTTAACCAAAAGATTCAAAGCTAGAGAGGCATTTGCAATCGTAGCTGAATCAGGCACATCACCAAGTTCAAGAACTCCAAGCTTACGCAAAGCAAGCTGAATGATTTGGTCACGACTAACGGTAAACGTACTAGACATATTAAGATCCAAACATAAGTTTAATTGCTTTATCCAGACCAATAGTCTGAGCAATGACTACAGCTAAAGCACCTATTGCTAGGTACTTAATTTGATTGAGAGATTTCTCAATGCTGTGCATAGTTGTTTTTAAATCAATCGAAGTTTCACGTAACTCACGAATATCATCTTCATGATTATCTGTTTTAACTTCTAGGCGAACAACACGGTTCTCTAACGCTTCAGACATATTGTTCTTTCTTATTAGCTAGAGATGCCGTAGAGGGATGCTGTTGCTGTAGCAATGTTTCCTGAAGATGCAGTAATTTGCAAAGCTGTTAAAGTGTATGCGGCATTATTTCTAATTCCAGAAAGAGAACTATAAAAATTTCCCCCATTATTCGTATCTGCAAAATAAGATGTTCCTATTATTGTAAATCTTGGTAATGTTCCTGAAGTAGTATTTGCACCAGTTATATAATAAACACCATCAGTATATTCATAAATAGGATTTGTTTCTGCTGAAGAAGTACCATAACTTAATGGAATAGATGATGTGCTAATTGAGCCTGCTGTATTAGGAGTAACACCATTAGAACTTCCAGAGTTGCTTCCAGTATAAAGTAATGTGTAATTGTAACCGCCAGTAAAATAAGTTGGACTGGCTCCATATCCAAATTTTATTTGAATAGTTGCATTTAATGTGCTTGGAGTGTAATTGCTAATAATTAACATATATTTATCGTAACCAGATAATCCAGTCCAAGATAAATTAGCAGATGTAGATGCAGTCAAAGTACTAATTAAAGTAATTGCTCCTGTAGCTGGAGTAGCCCAAGTAGGAGAGGCAGCTGAACCAGCAGAAGTCAATACTTGACCGCTTGTACCATAAGACGGAGAAGC